CCGATCAATGTCAGGACCGGTGTAAAGGCCTCTAGGATGATATTCTTTGCGACCGTCCACGCCTGCGAAAATGTCATGGGCATAGATGCAAACTTCGCATTGATTTCATCCGCCGACGCCAGCATGGCGTTCTTTACGACGGTCGATGTGATCTGGCCTTCGGCAGCCATTTCTCGGATTTTCCCAATTGGGACGCCCAGGTAGTCGGCGATCGTCTGAATGATGGTCGGCGCCTGCTCGAAGATACTGTTCAGCTCTTCTCCGCGAAGGACGCCGGAAGACATGGCCTGCGTGAGCTGTAGCATGGCCGCGTCGATACCGGCGACCGAAGTTCCAGCAATGGTGAACTGTTTATTAATCAATTCTGAGAAGGCGATCAATTCTTCGTTGCTGGAGAAGGCGTCGCCGGCCATAATGCCCATTTTGGCGACAGCGTCTGCGGTAGTGGTATAAGCTGCGCGGGACCGGTTGGCCGATTCCATGATCATATCTTGCAGTTCGTCTGTGGTTTGCAATCCGTCGTTCATCAGGTCCAGCCGGGCGCGGGTGGTGGTCATGCTGTCGGCCAGCTCTATTACCTTTTTCGCGCTTACTGCTGCCATGGCTGATTTTATATAACCTGAAACCTGGTCCCACGCATTCTTGACATCATGGGTCCCTTTGGCAGCATGTTTCTGCTTTTGGTTGAATTTTTCTACCTTATCGCTCGCATCATTGATTTTCCTTCCCACCTGGTCCCACGCTGCGCTCAGTGCTTCGCTCTTAGAAATGCCGGATTCCGACATCATTTGCCAGGCGATTTTCATGGCTTGCGCTGCTTTTGTTGTACGATCTTCGACCATGTCCGTAGTGTTACCCACATTTTCCAATGTTTGGTCTACTGCCTGCGACGCTGCGTTGATTCGATTTAGTTTCGATGTCATGCGGTCCTGAATTTCGAACTGCGTAGAAACGCCAGCCATAGAATCACCTGCCTTTCTTCCCACTCCGCCGCTTCGCCTTAGCTGCTTCCTTTTTCTCTTTTTCTATTTGCAGATCAATGGATGCATAGATAAAGGCCCTTTCCCGTTTGGGCAGGGCCAGAAGCTGCCCCGGCAAAATTTTTAACCGGTGGAGGGCGTAATGTGCGTAGACCGACTCTCCGTCGGCATCCGCCTCATTATCGCCCCCCGTGATTAGTTTTTTGCTTCGTCCCTCAGATCGTTCACATCGTCCGAAAATCCGTTGATCTCCTGGATGGCCAGCAGCAGGGAAGTGTACTGGCCGGGGTTCAGAATCAGATTGATCAGGTCTTCCGCGCCCCGGACGCCCTTCTTCGCCTGGAAGTCAGCGTCTTTGAAATTGGGGTCGACACAACATGCTGCCACAAGGCGGGCGTTGTAAAGGTCCATGTCGGTATCGATTTGTTTTTGGCGGGTTTTCTTGTCGAAGCTAACCTTTTGGCAGCTCTTCCGGATCGCCTTATTCTCCGCCTCTGTGATCGACCGGATCACAAAGGGGTGGGGGAAGGGCGCGATGGTTACTTCTGTCTGAGTTGTGCCGATCTCAGCCTCCATAAAAAATTCTTGCAGTTTCCCCATTGATATTTACCTCCATTTTCAAAATTAGAACTGGCTGAAAGGCGTCAAAACGTCAAAGTTCTCGAATGTGAATTCGACATCCTCGTCCAGCGGATCGTCGCTGTCTCCGTCCAGCTTCGCCAGGACCACAGAATCCAGGTTGCAGTCGATCAGAAGGACAGACTGCTTCCCGGCGGACGATTCCTGGTCGTCGTTCTCGACCACCAGGTCGAAATATACGTCGACGCCGGTTTCTTTCCACTGTTTGATCATCTGGCGGAACAAGGGAGTCATGTAATAAATGGTCATGGACCCGGTTCCGTTCGCGCCGGTGGTTTTGTGTCCGGTCATACGCTTCCCGATCGCCTTCACTTCCGACTTCGACTTTTCGACAGTCGTTTCAATGGTCTTCGCGAAGAACAGGTCTTCGTTATTCCCACCGACCTTCGCATAGGCGCGGCCTTCCTTGCCGGAAACGGTGTCAGCGGCGTTCAAAGTTTTCATTTCGGTTTACACTCCTTCCGTTAGTTTACAACGACTGTCATGTACAGCTTTTCCATGCTGTCGTTCGGTTTCAGGGCGGCATCGACGGAGACGTCGCGTTTTCCGACGCCCTGGGCGATCGTGATGTCCTCGGACACGAAGCCGCTGATCGCGTCGATGTTCTGATACTGCAAAGCCAGGGCCACAAGGTCTGCTTTGAACAGCTGGCGGCCAGTGTCGTTGTTGGTAATTTTGCCGATATAGGAATCACCGAAAATCCGGGCGACGTCGTTTGCCCAGCCGTCCAGGACGCGGATCACGCGGTTCGACGTCCAGTCCTCGGTCATGCCGTCGCCGAAGGTGGTCAGACTGTTGACGTCGATTAGGACACGCGCAGTACCGTAGTCCGCATAGAAGACGAACTCGCCGGCCTGGATCGCCGCTTCGAACTGGGACTTCGTATATTTGATGTCCACGTCCACGGCGTTGTCGTAGGCGGTATTTGTCAGGCTTTCGTTGATCTCCGCGCCGGCGGACGCACCAGTGACCCACGCCACGGCCTTTTCGCCGGGCACGATAGTCCCGTCTGACAGGATAACGCCGTTCTTCACGTTGATCAGGCCGATGTTGTCGCCCTTGTAATCGTACAGGACGCCGACGATTTTCTTCCCTTCGTCGTCGCGAAGGCGCTTGACAAAGGTCGCATACAGGGCCTTGGTCGTGTCGTCGTCTCCGGGGTAGCCGATCACGTTGAAGGACTCCACTTCGAAGGCGTTCAGGGCGTTGGTGTGGGCGGTTCCATTGACGGTTCCGTTCGTTCCGCCAGTCAGCGGGGTCGCCACAGCCGCTTCCAGGGACGCTGCCGTCCCGAAGGTGACGAAGTCGTTCGCTTTCAGATTGGCCGACCCGGTGGACTTGGCGACGGTCTGGGAGTCCATGACCATCCCGGCAAGGTAGGTCACGATATCGACATTCGCCTCGTCGTCGGAATTGGTCAAGATCGCGACACTGATCGCGTTTCCGCGTGTGCCGCCATAGGCTGCCGTTACGGTCATTCCACCGACAGTTGCGGTTGCCTTCGTGCCGCCGGAGTTGACACGATAGATCAGCAGGGTCCGGGCGCGTTTCAGGGCTTCCCGGACCAGAAGAATGTCCGCCGCCGTAGGATCATAGCCGAAGACGTTCAGGGCAGTTTTGTTGAAATCTTCCGCGTAGATGGAAAAGACCTTGTTTTCAGGTCCCCAGTTCAGTTCCAGGGGAAGGGCCGCGACGCCGCGCGTCCCTGCCTTGGTGATGCTGCCCAGACTCACAAAGTTGATGTACGCACCGGGCAGGACCTTGTTTTGTACAGTAAAATTTCCGCCGCCGATAGGCATGTTTACACCTTCCTTTTCAGAAAATCAGCAACCAGGCGGATGGCCTGGTCTTTTGTGTAGACCTTCCCATCCTCCAAGACGGCCGCGACGGCGTCTCTGGGAAGGCCCAGGGTTTTCGCTTTGACCAGTTGTTCCTTCGTGAAGGTCGGTTCCGCCGCCTGGCCTGCGGTGGGGGCCTTTTTCTTTGCTGTTTCCATTACTTCACTTCCTCCGTTTGGTACAGGGTTTCCATAGATGGGGTTTCCGGCGGAGCCAGGACGAAAAAGAAGTCCGCGTCGAAGGTGAACTGGTAGACACAGGCGTTCTTATTTTGTTTCGCCTTTTGGCCGGTCAGCCGGATCGTCCGGGTCTTATGGTCTGTTTCCTGCACAGTCAGCGTTTCAAACTGGTCATACATGGCTTCGGCCCAGGCGTTGAACCCCATATTCTCCTTCGATGTTAGGAAATACAGGACTTCAAATTGAATCGACCGCTTCCGCCGGCGGTCCAGGTGCTTTTCCTGCCCCGATTCAATGATCCCGACGAAGAGCTGGCCGTCGGCGTCCTTTGGGATTTCGTCGATGTAGACCTTCCGGTCCGGCCATAGGGCCGCCAGCTTCGCCGCAATCGCTTCGACAAAGTTATTCAGCGTCACGCCAGATCACAGTCCTTCACTCGAATTTCCTGGTGGGTTGCATAAACGGCCGGGCGTCCCACCACTTCAAATGCCAGAAGCCGTTGACTGGTCGGGTCTACGCGACCGAACCGTTTTAGAGAAACGCGGTCGCCAGGAAGGATAAGAAGGGCGGGGGAAGCAAACAGCACGGCATCATAATCGACTTCGTTCTGTGCGTCCGTCTGCTGGCTCTTGTTGCTTCCTGAATACGACAGCGCGCAAATGATTCCAGAATACTTCACAGCGGGGACGGCTTTCGTAATGTGGTTTGCCCCCGTCATGGGTTCGGTTCGGCTGATCGTGGCGGTGTCTTCGTAGGTCATTTCGATCGCCGCGCGCTCTGCGGCAGGATTCCCAAACATGCAATCACCACCTCAATTTCCGGTATTCGTTCAGGATGGTCCGCCAGCCGAAGAAATCTTGGCCATCGGTCCCCAGGTTAAAAGTTGGCGCCGACCCGGATGCTCCGGAAGCATTGGCGAAAGATGTCTGCACATCCCCACGTTTCACGGATGCAACCGGCCCGGTAGCAGCCTGCGTGGTCCCCAGACCGGCGGATTTGTAGTAGCTGACACACATAACAACCAAAACCTTTTCCAACTTGGCCGGTAGTGTGTCCTGGTTGATATAAGTCAAGACCATATCTTCCACCGTTTCTGCAACGAATTGGATGATATGGTCTTGCCCGTCGCTTGTAATGCCCAGAAGCGCCTTGATTTTAGATACGCGATCGTCCTGCCCGAGTAGGATCTGCAGGATTGCTGTTTGATCCAGATTGGTAAGACCGTTTAAAGATGAAAAAATCTGCTCAAGCACGTTTTCACCCACCTTTCAGCGGATCCTGGTTACTCTTTGCCCTGGATCAGTTCGACGATCTGGGCCTTCGTAGCGTCGTCAGGGACCGCGATTCCGGCCGCCTGAGCGGCTTCCAGGAGTTCAGCCTTGTTCATCTTCGCCAGGGGCTTTTCGGCCCCGTCAGCGGCCTTCTGGGCGTCGTAGGGGGTGTATTCCGCGCTCTTGCGAAGCTGGTCTTCGACCATACGACTTCGGGGTTCCAGGATCACGCCGGTTCGTCTGTTGATAAACTTCACAGGTTTTCCTCCTTTTTCCGCGTCAGCTGCCTATCGTTAGACAGTGACGCTTGTGGAGTAATGGAAGATCAGGTCGGGGGTCAGGGCCTTCGTGCCATAGTCGAAGAACATAGACACGCCGTAATCGTTGGACAGGGGGATCTTCTCCGGCTCCCCGTAGGGGTAGATCACCGCCGGCTGTGCGATCGCGCCTTCGATCATGGCGATCATGTGGTAGGTGGTGGTCTTGGTCTTGCTGGTTTCCACGGTTTCGGTCGTCACGGGAAGGTTGATGGAAGAATAGACCCGGACCCCGTGGAACAGCGCAAAGTCCTCGGCGGCGGAGTCCACGTTGGCGTTGTGGGTGTTTTTGTCCAGGTAGGTCCTGATCTTGCCATAGAAAACAGGGTCCAGGACCAGGCGGATCAGGTTCCGGGGAACACCGCGAACATAGTCGTTCTTCACGGTTTCAAGGGTCTGGATCAGGGCTTCGACCTGGGCTTCGATGTCGGTTTCGGTGGTGGTAAAGGCGGTCCCTTCAGCGGCCGCACAGGCGAAGAAGGCGGCGTCCAGTTCGGCCGCCACAGTGTCGACGTGGTTATCCGCGCGCCGGGCCATGATGTTACCGACGCCGAAGGTGTCCAGGTCGAACTTCGCGGCTTCCTCGACGATCTCGCGATGAGTGTCCAGGTTGACGGTGGTCGGGGGAACGGTGATCGCGTCGCCCTTGCCGGCGGCTCTGGCGGTCCCGTATGCCTGGGACGCGCTGTTCTTGAACCGCTTATACTCCACGGAACCGGACGCGGGGTTTCCGGTGTAGGACTGGGACTTCAAGCCGGAAGACAGGGTTTCCTTCTGGATATTGGCGATCACCAGGCCGGACAGTTCGGCCAGGTCGACCTTCGTCGAACCGTTCTGGATCAGGCTGATAGCTTTCGTTCTTGCCATTGAATATCATTCCTTTCAGTTGTTATTGGCTGGTGGATTATATCACGACAGGGCCGTCGGTCTTCGCGGCCGGCTCCTGACGTGCGCCGGGTTCGGCCGGCTTCGCCCCCTTAATGTCGGGGGTCTTCTCCGGCTTCTGGGTTTTGAACAGGTACGCCTTCGACTCCTTGAAGGGTTTCAGAAGGCCGTCCAGGTCGGATTTCAGCGCGCCGCCGGCGTCAACCTCGATTCTGTCAAGGTCAAGAAGGGAAATGATGTCGGCGGGGTCGTGGACCTTGTCGGCCAGGGCCATTCGAAGGGCCGTGTTCTTCTGGATTCGCGTGATCTCCTTCTGGTGGTCAGTCCGAAGGGTTTCGATCGTGGCCTGGGCGGTCTTGACGTCGTCGGCGATCTTCGCCGGGTCGCCGGACCCGCCGATCGCCTTCAAGGCTTCGGCGGCCGCTTTCAGGGCGTTTTCGGCGCTGGTCTTGCCGCTGTTAGCTCCGTTGTACTTCTCGGCTGGAACGAAGGTCCCGTCGTTCCCGACGACCAGGTCGACGTCCTTCCCGTCCTTGCCCTTGCCCTTCAAGGCCGCTTCGACCTGGTTCGCCAGATCCTCACCCAGAATGGTTTTGACGCTCTCTGTGATCATGGTTTGATCCTTTCCCCGCTGTCTTTATCGTGACTTCCACACGCTTTGCGGTCCCGCCTTGTCGCCGGGCGGGTGCGGCAAATTTGTATGAAAAAAGCGCTCCTGCCGAAGCAAGAACGCTTTGATCAACTTATGATTTCGGATCGGGGCACGTCGATGGTCTCCCAATCCTCAGGTGATGTACCTACGTCTATAAGATATCGCTCCCCATCGCCAAGCACCTCAACAACGGTGCCTTCTCTTCCATCCTGGAGCCGGATGGTGTCATATTGTTTAATCATTTTTAGCCTCCTTGATGTAAGCGCTTACCATGCGGGGTTTCCCATCTTCTGCAATCCATGAAATTACAACGTTGGTGGGTTTGCCGGTTTTGCCGTAAAGAATCATCTTCTGCTCATAGACCATGCCGAAGCCGCGATTCCCGATCGATCTTACTGGGTATAATCTTGCGCGACGCAGGATTTCCGCCCGCAGTGCTTCCCAGTTGTCTATATTATACCCAAGGCGGTCCGCAAACGCAACGCCCTTTGCATACCCGCGCGGGTTATCCGGATTGAATAGATACTTCAGGAATTTATCCTGATCTGCATAGGCGCCCCCAGCATCCGGAAGCGCTAAAGATGGGTCTGCGGTCAGACGAGACCGACGATTGTAGTCCAATCGATACATTTGGTATAGATCTGGGTCCTTGTATTTGATATTCTGGAACGCTTCCAGACTCGACGGAGCATCCGCTCCAAGGAGTTCTTTATATTTTTTCCACGCTTCTCTGTCTTCCGTGATGTGATATGCCTTTTCCCGCTCTGTTTCCACGAATCCAGGGCCATTCGCATCAACTTGTTGTTGGTACCATTCCTCGTAAGTCATGTTTTCCGGCATCTTTCGGCCGGAATTGTACCAGTCCAGGGCATCATCGGGGTCATATTCCACTGTGGTGCATCGGTCATTTGGATGCATGGGTGGGTAGTTCACACCCACTTGAGCATCTTTCACCTTAAAATGCTTGCCATCCAGCGCGCCGCACACCTCACAGGTCCGGGCATCCAGCGTAGCGACATATTCGTATTCCTCCACACCAGCAGCCTCATACGCAGCTCTGTCCGCCTCTCCGTGGAAATGGGCGGTTTCGGTGCGGATCAGGCGTTCAGCGGCCTTATAGGACTGGCCCATTTTGGCGGACAGTTCCTTCGACATGGTCGCCACGCTCTTTCCTTGCATGACGCCTTGCGTGATGGTTTCCCGGACATGGAACAGAAGCGCCTGTTTGTTCCTCCACAGGCGATCGGAGAACATAGCCCCGGACCAGGGATAGGACAGAACGTTTTCAACGACGCTTTCGTCCAGTTTGGCGAACTCATGGATAAAGCCGGCGCGGGACTGAATGTCATAGACCTTCTTGTAGTAGCCTTCCCGGAAGGTTTCGCCGAACTCCGCTTTCATCTGGGACACGCCGGTTTCCCACAGTTCATTAAGTTTCAGGTCGATTTGTCCCAGAAGGGCTTCCAGGCGGGAAATACGGCTGTTCGTGGACAGGGCGTCCAGTTGGGCCGTCAGAAGGGCCTTGACGCGGGGGTCAGGCTCCGCCGCGATCCTGGCGATATATTCGCCCAGGGTCGCCTCCCATTCCTGGAACTCCTTCCTGGTCAGAAGGCGGACGGCCTGATCGTATGTCAGGCCATACTTCCCGGCGTACTTCGAATAGAAGTCGCCTATGTCGCGCCGGATCGCTTTCGCGGCCCGGTCGTATTCCTGGAACATTTTCGCCGTTAGCCCGACGCCGCGAAGATAGGCTTCATTCTCACGTTGAAGGGCGCGGGCGATCCAGTATTCCTTATTCCGTATCATTCAGGCCACCAGCCTTTCCAGCGGCCCCTTCCTCGCCCTTCTGGGCCGTCTGTGGGACGTTTCCGGCTCCCAGGGTGTCGTCGAACAGACCTTCCCCAAACTCCGCCATAGCGGCCTTCTTTTCGCTGTCCAGTTGGGCCAGTTCTTCGTCGACGTCCGTCACCCAGGGGTGATTTTGAAGGATCGTCCGTTTGGAGATCAGGCCGTCACTGGTTCGGGCGTTGTTGATGATGTCCGTTTCATTGACCGGAAGGTCCATGTTGAAGACTATGTCGAAGTCCTCGTTCGTGAAGTCGCCCTGGCCGGTGATCTGGAAGTAGACGTCAATGAACAGTTTCAGGCGGTGGAAGGTGTCTTTCAGTTCGGTTCCCAGGGAATCACAGTCGGCGTCCAGGTCCATATATCGGAAGTTGATCGCCGATCCGCTGGCGTTCCCCAGTTCCGGGTCCTTCGTGTCCACGCCGGCCGCGAAGTCGTAAATGTCCCGGCGCTCATTGTCCAGGAAGGCCATGACAGCGTCAATGTTCAGGTCTGCCTGTAACTTATCCACGCCGCCGTCGGAAGTGACCTTGATCGCCATGTGTTCCTTCAAGTCCTTCAAGAACTCCGCCAGATCGGTTCCGCCGTAGTTTTTCAGGATATAAATGAACTTCGCCACGTCACGAAGGACGTCGGCCGTCACGCTGTTTTGCCAGTTGATGTCGTCGATCAGGTCCTTTATGAAGTAGCACAGGGGAAGTTCTTCTTCGTTGTACTTCAACCAGGCGATCGGAACTTCTTCCCAGTTGTAGGGCTTCCCGGCGACGGTGAAGTGTGGTTCAGTCCAGTCGTTTTCCTCGGTCCCGTGTTCCTTGTCGACGTAGAAGTCGCCGGCCCCGGTCCCGCCGAAGGCGTCCGTCTTGAAGTAGCGAACGCCGCCGGTCCACCAAAATTCGGCGTGTGTGATCGTGTGCTTCCTGGTCCCGACATAAATGATCTGGTCATAGAAGCGAATGAAGGCGTCCAGTTTCGTTCGTTCGGAGTCGCGCCACAGGGGAACGACTTCGGTCGACGGGACACGCATGAAGGCCAGTTCGCCGGCGTCGTCGAAGTAGGGCTGAATCCAGGCGATCCCGGACTTGACCGCGCCTTTCCCCAGGCTCTTGATCTTCCGGCGGAAGGTCTGGTCAAAGACTTTGTTCAGGGCTTCGCCATATTCTCCGCTTTCGGTGTCCACAGTCCAGGGCTTCGACAGAAGGTAGTTCGCCTTCTGGTCCACCAGTTTTTTCAGGATAGGCCGTTCGATCTTCGCGTTCGATCGGTTGGCGACGTCGACCGTCTTCTTCTGGACGGAAGACCTGTTCCTGTAATACGATTCGGCTTCCAGTATGATTTGATATTGTTCGGACTTCTTGAACTCCCGGATTTCCTCACTGACGATCTGGGCCAGGGTCATAGTCGCTTTTTCAGGGTCGGACAGGATCAGGTTGATCCGGTCCATGACAGACAGTTCCATTTCCTCCACCTCACTTCAAAACTTCGATAGACGAACCGCGTCGCGGACGCTCCACGCCATAGCGAAGGGCCGCCATAGCGTCGTCCATGAACTCGACAGGTTCGTCGATATAAAGGCCCGTGGTCGGGTCCTTTTTCCACTTCCACTGTTGAACTTCTTTCAGAACATTCACACAGGAAGGGTGTATGTGTATCTTTCGGCCTTTCAGAAAGTCGATCTGGGCCTTCACGCTCCCAGGCTCCTTTTTCACGGGATAGGCGCGGAAGCCGGCCTTCTGCCATGTCCTGATCCGGTCCGGCTCCGCAGAATCGCAGAACATTTCAACACGCGGGTCAATCTTTGCCTGACGGGCCAGGCTGATAATTTCTTCGGTGTCCTTCTCGAAGACATATATTTCCGAAGTGACGTAGATTTCGCCGTCCTTCCAGCCGACACCCAGGATCGCGTCGGCATGGTTGAAGCCGAAGTCCTGTCCGTAATAAAAGCCGTCGAAGTAGTCGCGCCCGGTAGGGAAGTTGTGGACTTCGAAGTTCGTCAGGATCAGGCCGCCCAGTTCGCCCCATTCACCCAGGCCATACACGCGGTAGCCGTCCGGGTCTTCTTCCTTGCGTCGCTCCATGCGGCGGGAATAGGCCGGGTCTATGAACCGGTTTGTCCTGTATGTCGAATGGTGGGTCAGAACGTCCGGATCGGACTTGTCGAAGTAGCGGGCCTTGATCCAGTGCGTCGCGCTGACCGGGTTGAAGGTCATTGTGATCTGATAATACAGATTCGGGTTCAGGTCGTCCAGGTTGCCACGAAGACGGTCGTCCAGAATGTCGACGTCTTCCGGAAGAAGTTCTGTCGCTTCCTCACACCATATCCAGACCAGTTTCCCGTTCTTGAAGGTGATGGACTTGATCTTCTCACGCTGGCGCTGGTCCTTGACGCCCCGGAAGATAATCCGGTTCCCGGTGATCTTACATTCCAGGGCAAGGGGGTTCAGGTTGACCTTCCAGAAGCGGTCGGCATAGGGGCCGAACATTTGATTGATCGCCGCCTGTAACTCTGCGAAGGTGCTGTCACGGTTCGTTTCTTCAATCTTCCGGACGACGACCAGGTTCGCGCCCTGGTATGCCGGATCGGACAGTTTCGCTATGTAGTCCTGGGCGATATTCACAGACTTCCCGGAACCGGCGGACCCCTTCAAAATGCGGTAGCGGCCGCGCCATTCGTTGACAGGGCGGAAGACGGGGTTGAACTGGGCGGACGCTCTGAACTCAACCGTCCGGGCCATAGTCATAATTGATCACCACCGTCACTGGCGCGCCGCCGTCCGGGCTGTCCTTGAACATTCCCAGGTGCTTTCCGCACAGTTCCAGCGCTTTCAGCTTGTCGGCCATTCGGACCTCCCGCTCCACGCCGTCGCCGTATTCACTGGGGATAACTTTAACCCTTATGGCTGCGATTGCTGCACGGTCTTCTGCTGTAGCATTATCCCGGATGTTGCCGGTGTCCAGATCGACTAGGTCTGTCGCATTTAAAAATGCAATCTTACCCAGTTCCTGAAGCACTCGGTCCGCATTGATGCCGGTCCGCTTCGACCGATCTGCCATAGCCTTATCAATACGCGCGCGAACCTCAGGTATTTTCATCAATTCATGCCCAATACTATAAGCCGTTTTGGGTGAGTATCCTGCTCGAATGGCTGCTTGCGTAACGTTCAAGTCGATCAAATACTCTTCCACGAACCGCTCTCTTCGTTTAACCAATACGATCACCCCTTTCAAAAAACGGCAAAAGAATACCCCACCGGAAGCCCGGCAGGGTGAAACGGAGGATCCATTGCTCCGATGGTCCTATGGTACCATGCAAGGATACTGACATTCAATGCCATTTACTGCCAATCACTGCCATTTACTGCCACATTTTCGGCGCAGTGGGCATTTATATGCTGCAGCGCCCTACCATGGAGGCGAAAGACGGAGTGTAGGCTCTTGTCATCATCGTCCCCATAGATCATAATGGCCACATCGCCCCATGGTTTTAGACGGTACCCATCCCCGTCTATGTATCTCAGACGCAGGCACTCTCGCTCCAGGGGATCCTCTATACGGTCTATGGCGGCCTCAATGGCCGCCATTTCCCTTTGCGCTGCTTTTATTTGGGGTAGCACCTTTCCCTCGTATTCCATACGTCGGAGGATGGCGCGCTCCATTCGGTCCCCATTACCGCCTGTTGATTTGGCGCCGCTGCTCTCCCGCATGGCCGGCAGCTGCTCATCATTGCGTAACCGAGCAAGGCGGTCCAGTTGGTTGTCTACTTCCAGGCGGAGCGATCGGTAAGACGCCAAGCGCCGTTTTGTCTTTTGGTTGTCCATGCGCATCCTCCTATATCCTTTGTCTGATCGACGTCAATCAATCCTATTTTCACGATTTTTTCCTTTCGTTGCCGCCGGAGGGTGGGGATGATTCCCCGGCGGATCTGGCATCGGCATCCAGCCGGTTACCTCACAGATATATTGCCCCGTAACGGGATTCACCCACCCGTTCTTCAGTATTTTCGCAACCATTGGCATATATCCCGAAAATGGGTTGCGTTTTGCCATGCATACAACATATGTCCCTGTTTCTGGCAGTCTCTCTTCAACGCTCCACCAACTGGATGGCTGCGGCGTTGGAACCGCGTCGATGGTGGGTGCATTGTCAATATCACTTGGTGAAAAACTATATAAAACTTCACCTTCGCGCAATTTGGCAAAATTTTTATCATATAGTGCATCCGCATCAATCAGTCTCATGCTAGGCCTCCTCATCCATGCGTGCCTCGCAGTTTGGGCAGCAATCAGACTCCGGCTCCAGGCCGGTGTCCTCGTAGGTGGCGAGGCGCTGGACAGCATCAATTAGGGGCAAATATTCACTGTTATAATCCAGCCTTTCGGTATGCAGTTCATTGCAAATGCGGATGGCTTCGTCACTATATCTCTCCATGTTCGCTACTCCTACACAAATGGATTAGGTGTGAGTACCTTACTCTTCCAGTCCAGCTTCTTGTAGTTCGCCCGGCAAATCGGGCAATTGTGGCCCACTCTCACATCCAGTGCGACAGCTGCTTCTCCTGTCGTGCCTGACCCAAGCCACGGGTCAACAACAATATCTCCGATAGCTGTACATGCTTTAATATATTTCTCAGGGAGAGCCAGAGGCTGAACGGCTTGGTGTGTTGTTTTATTCGGCATCACTCCGCACGTAATAACATTCTGGGGCAGTGCTCCGAGTGGATTCGGTGTAATGCTCTTGTTTTTTCTTACATAAGTAAGCCCGTTTTCTCGCGCTTTATATTCATAGTCTTTGTACAAATCCAGACTATGATCTGAATACGGTCTTCGTATTGCATCTATGTTAATTTCCCATTTTGGCGACTTGGAAAACCACAGAATCTGCTCGTATGCATCCTGACACGCAACTCGAAGGCCCGTTGGTGCAGGGTTGCCCTTGACCCATATCTCAATGTCAACGCACGAAAAGCCCCACTGTTCTTCAAGCAGAACTGCGAGTTTTTCAACAACCAGCGATCTCTTTGATGCTTTCGACGCAGTTTTTTTGCTCCGGTTGGCCTTTACGTTTATTACCAAAAACCCATCATCCGACAGCGCATGCTGTGCACCATCGATGAATGGCGAGATAAGCTCTATATAATCTTTTTCTTTCCAAACGCCATAATTTCTCTCTGCGTTTGGGTATGGAGGCGATCCATAAATGAGCTTAACAGTTCCTTTTTCTATCTCCTTTAGACCGGCTGCGCCGTCACAGCAAAGGAGTCGATAACTTTTATCGTCGAATATAATCACTGTCATTCCTCCTCTGATATGGAGGCGATCCATGCCTGTCCGAGCTTTTGATATTCAGGGTTAACATCGATGCAAAAATACTGTCGTCCATGCTTATGTGCAACAACACCCGTCGTACCAGAACCAGCAAACGGGTCCAGTACTATATCTCCGGGGTTGCTGCCAGAAAGGATGAAAAACTCAGCCAGCTTTTCTGGATAACGAGCAGGATGCTTAATACCCATCTCTTTACAAAGCTTCTGCACAAAACCGTTGCTGGCAGTATTGCTTACTGAAATTACGCTGCCGGGGTCTGCGCCTCCTTTATTATCCCACGGATGGCTTAGATCAAAATTATGTCTGCTTGGACGAGAGTTTTTTTCTCGACCTCCACGCTCAACGGCTTTTCCATCAATAATATCCATCATGCTTTTGCTGTATGGCTTACGAATTGGATCCATGTTGAACGTCCACTGCTCCGACTTGCTAAACCAGAAACAGTATTCGTGGGATTTTTTCGTTCTACCCATAGTCCCGCGAGAGAACACGTTCGGAGGTGTTGCAGGATTATGCCAAATATAATCGCGAACAAGATGAAATCCAACATCCTTACACAGTTTCAGCAAAAGCTCAAAAACATACAAATGCTGATAGTTGTCCACAACTTTATCACTAATATTGAGCACAAAACTGCCCTCTGGTTTTAACACACGAAGGAATTCCTGTGCTCTCTGTAAAAACCATTCAATATAATCATCTGGTTTAATTTTCTTAACGACATCACCATAATCTTTAATCTGGTCAGCATAGGGAGGTGATGTCATTATCAAATCTATGCTGTTATCGGGAACACCACGCAAAACATCGAGACAATCTCCGCAGATGTATGCGTTTTGGTATTCCAGTTCTTTATTGTGTTTAGCTTCCATGCTGGATCTTCCTCTCGTGTTAGCGATTGAATGCTATTTATCTCCAGGGGATCGTAGTAGCCCCTGAGAAAATAATCGCCCACCTGTTCGCCGCACCTGGCGCAGAAGATTTCACCCAAGCAGCCTTCGGTGATATGGCTGTGGACGAGAAGCGAACAAGTAACACTTTTGCGCTGCTCTTCCGTCAGTGGTTCAAGGGCCACCATTTTTGCATCATATTCTTCTCTTGTCATTGATCACCCCTCCTCTCTCGGCATCATAAAGCAGATCCAATCTGCATCTGCTCGTCGCAAGGGATCTTGGTGATGTAGATCTCCGTGCGCGGGTTCTGCGGATCCAGTAGTACTCGGCTCCCATCGTGGCCAACGACGATCCTGCTATTATCATCACGCAGGATCCTGTTGGCCACCAGTAGATCATCAATCATTGCCTGCAAATTGAGCCCATCCACGATCCGCCTTGTCGCCATGTAGGACATGATCCGGACATTTACCGGGCAGTCTATGGGCCTGGGCGGGATCGGCCGCAGGTACCAGGCTGCAGCCTCCGCATATTTATCCTGCGCCTTGCCCTGCCGGATAAATTGATTCGCAAATTTCTTGCAAACCGGGCACCTTTTTCCGCTTCCGGCAATCATTTGGTGATTTTTCTTGGTCCGGGGGTCGCCCGGAATTACGTACTTGATCTCTGCCATATGTCAGCCCTCCAGCCTTTTGATTGCGGGATTATCTCCGCTTGTCAAGCTTGTTACAAACTCCCTAATGGCCGGCGGCAGCGCTTGGAACTCCTTATCGCTCTTGACCCGCGTCTGGTACGACCGTTGGAAGTTAGATGCCACCACGGATTGCACCGTTTTTGTGTCCATCGCAGCCCACTCCTTAAGCTGGGCCGGAGCACCAACAAGCCGCTGCACTATAGGCGGGAGTTTTGCAAATTCCTCAGCCGCACCGTAGAAGCTGTTGCGAAGGGCTTTAGCCACAAGATTCCACGCCTCCAGCTCCGTCATCTCATCAGGTTTGGTGAGCCGCTGGATCTGGGCTGTAACCTCTCCGATGGTAGGCGGAAAAGAGTTGGGCCGGGTCTTAATCAGCGCATATACAGCCGCACTGACCAGATCATAGGGCTCCTCCTCGAAGCATTCCTGCCACAATTTCACTGCCGCATCTTTGTCCATATCGCCAGCCTTGGCATAAAATCCTGGATACGCCGCCCACAGGATTGCCATGATCTTTTTCGTTTCAACCTTGTTCAAAGTTCGCCCTCCTCCTGCAACATCCGCAAAAACGGGTTATTGGTCTGCGGCTGTTCCTGGTGACCCTGGGTTTGGCTGTCGTACTTGCCGTCCAGGACTTTGGCCATATTTGCGTCGGCAATCAGCCAGTCAAAATCTGCCGACCAATTGCGCTTATTGGAGCCTTTCAAGAAAGTGCTGGCTTCGGCCTTTGCGAATAGGGCCTGGAAGTCATCCGGCGTATATCCGGCCCTTAACCTGGCATGGATTGCCTTTTTCCGGGCATCCGACAAGGTCCTGCACCGGGGGAGTGATATACAGGTGGTGTTATACATGTCCTGGATGGCCTTATAATCAACAGCCGGTGCCGCCGGGCCGTCAGGCCCGTTATTATCCGTAGCGCTGCCGCCAGGAGGCGCGGAGGGGTTAGGGGTGGTAGGTACTGTTATATCCCCGTTAGGGGATATGGTACTGTTACTGTTACTGTAGCAGCGGATTTTGTCCGGACATGCTGCGGATGTCCGTTGGACGTCCGGCGGACATCCTGCGGACGTCCCAGTTTGTTCCGCGCTCGTTCCGCTTTCTTTCTGCTTCCTTTCCTCCCGCTTTTTGCGCTTTCGCTCTGCGTCGCCTTTGCGCCGATCCATGAGCCGCCCCGTGTATTCAGCCCAATCATGGATCGACAGCGTTTCGCCGTCTTGATCAATCCACCCGTTAGAAATCAGGGCGGCCATAAGCTTGTCTGCCTTCTTTTCAGGCCATTTAGCGGCCCGGGCAACGCTGCGATTTGATATACCGGCCAGATTACCGTCCTGCACATTGTCCAGCGCCCAGAGCCACAGGGACACCAACATGCCCAGCATCGTAACCGGTTCCACGCCCAAATCATCAGCGCACGCATACAGTTTCCGATGTTCCCGCAGTTCTTGGTGTACCTCCAGCCAAGCCATATCCCTCACTCCCTTCCAATGGAGGCGGGCCGACGCCCGCCTCCTGCTGTGTGGTTACTCCTCATCGTCTACTGCAGCATCTTCGTCCTGGAAGAACTCTTCAAAACCCGCCTCGTCAGCGGCATCTTCGCCAGGCTCGTCCAATGGGTTGTCATGCTCAATCGCAGGCATCATGCCGGTACGCAGAGCGCCTCTCTCCATCACATCCCTGAAAAAGTATTGCTGCCAGAAGGTAATCATCTTACTCAGAATGTTTTCGATCTTGCTCCTCAAGGTTTTACTGATAGTAAAGGTACCTCCTTGGACCTTGGTCTCCAAAGTACTGCCTTCGAAGATCCATGTCATGGATGCTTCCGGGCTGCGATAGCCCACACCCTCTACGTTTTCCAGCATGGTCATTTGTGCATCTGGACTTTGTATAGACCTGACAGTAAAGGTGATCGGATACTTATCCTTCACTAATCGGAAGGTTAGGTCATGCTCATAGCATAGGTCCGTCATCTTCTTAACCTGTGCTTCATAATTAGAAAGTTCGCTCATAGCGTTCTCCTTTTTTATACTATATTCTAGGCATCCTTGTACCGAGCCAGCTGCTCCGGGGTATCGGTTTCAATGCCGACCTCTCGGCATTCGGAAATCACGCCGTCCAGAAACGCGTTCATTTCCTTTGTGGTGTATTCGCTTGTACCCTTAATTGCCCGGTAATGAATAAACTTCTTCCCATTTACATAGCCTTGTCCAATCTCAGCGTAATGCCGGGCTACCATGTTAGGCGGGATACCTTCTCGCAGAGAGAAAATTACTTTGCATTCGCTCCCGGCCTCATCCAGGTAAGTTTCTCCGGTCCCGTAGCGTCGGAGCAACTCCTCATAAACGGAGTCTTTGTCTGCGCTTATCGCCTCGGCCAGTTTCTCTATCAATGCCCAGGCGTAGTTATTGGCGTTTAGGCTACGTGGGACGGTACGCTTTTTGATAGTAAACGTAACTTCATGATCCCCAAGTGATTCCCAAAGGCGCTTGCAGCTCTCCCGAGTGGTGAGCGTCAGTACGTTCTCGCCATTGCGGGAAAAGGTCCAGTCCTTCAGTTTCCCGTTCATAGGGCTTTCCATTTCTCCTGGTAGGTAGTAAGCAGGCTCATGCTCCGCAACCATTCGAGGAAATTTGAGATAATAGGGTAGATGCTGCGGGTTTCCTCGCGCCGGTAGGTTTCCAGCCATACGGAGCTACCGTTACTGGCAAGGTAAGTAAATTCTTGCGCTTCTGGGATCAACTCAAAATAGACTGGGTGCTGTGTGCTGTCAAAATACTTGCCGGGGTCGTAGTTTTTGGTGAATTTGATATCAATGATCCGTCCGGCTCTCAAGCAGTCAAGGCGGCCATACAGCAGTAGGTTTACGCCGTCAACTACAATACGTTTCCTGGCCGTATACTGGAGGATGCCCCCGGTGCAGGACCGCGCTACTCGATCGGCAGCTTCGAACCACTTGTTTTCGGGATCTCTGTGCCCATGGATGATATCCGTCACCAAATTTTCAAAGTCAATTCCGTTCTGCATAGCTTCGCTGGTTGGTGTCGGCTCCCGGCGCAAGGTCAGCATGAATTCGCCCATAGGATCGCCTTCGGAGGTCAAGTCCTCGTAAGGGTTGTCCCGCATGGCATAGATCCACGAGGCCAGCAAGGAATGGGTCATCAGATAGCGGCCTTCCATTTATTCCGCCCCTTTCGCCTCGGTATATTCTTTCAGAACCTTGTCAAAAAACAGGCCGAGCCCCTTGACCTTTTTGTTCCAGAGTACGCTCAGCTCTTTGCTAGAAGTCAGGGCGTGCTTGATAGCTTGGTATTGTGGCATCGCGGCGTTTGCGGTATCGGCATCGGAAATACTGTCGATGATAGCCCGCCCCTGTGCCATGGCAGCCTCATACGCCTTTTTATCCGCCGCTGCTTGCTCCGTCTCTTTTGCAGATGTGGCGTTGTAATCGCGGAACAGCTTGGTCAGGAAATCATTCGGCTCAGTAGGCGCCAAATTGGGAATAGGATAAATGCCGTGAATGCCACGGGTGCCCTTGGCGAAGTACCGCTCGCAGTTGGAAAAACCGATGGTACGCTGATTCCCCCGCATTTCCATGAAGCCGCCCAGGTCCATAACCTCCCAGACGGAGTTCTTAGAAGATCCTTCCGCTTTGATGCGAAGTTTCGTGTCGTCACCATCCTTTTCCTCGACGGTGTGGAATACGATGACAATGTTCTTGTCAAGCTGGTAGATAATGTGGTCAAGGAATCGCTGGAATTCCTTGCCGAGCCAGCCATAGCCTTTCAAAGACAGGGAACCATCACGCTGTCCGTACTTCGGTTCAATGTTCTTTCCGTACTGCCCCATGATGGTCAGCAGTTTGCCTCCTGTGTCCACTACAATGGTCTGAATATCACTCAAGGTGTTTTTGACGATAGACAGTTCCATCTCAGAACAACCGATGCCAAGGTCCTTTCGAAGCTCACTGTAATCTTTCGGCTGGGTCACGCCGGCCGCGAGATTCAAGATTTCTCTGTTGATACGTTCTGCTGAAAGGTCCACGTCGATGTAGAGAGGTTTCGGGGCACTGAGAGCCAGAGTGGTCTTGCCGATTCCTGGATAACCGGCAATCAGCATGCGGACTTTTTTGTCTGAGAAGTTCAGATTTTCAGGCTTTACAATCATGGTAATTACTCCTTTCCGTGTTCGCAGCCCCAGCAAAATTCAGAGTCGGGGTTGTAAATTTCTCTCCCGCAAACCGGGCAGAATCCATACACCGGGTCCTGCTGCCGGTCCCGGAACCAAAACAGATCTGGATTTTCCATTGACTCACGCTCCTCCTGCTGCTATAATGGGGTTATGATCTTTTCTCTTGCCGCTCACGGGACTGGTACTCCCGGGGGCGGCTTTTTTTGTTGCCACGATTGCGATCATGATCACCGCCAATCTACGCCCATCCGCCCAAGCCACTGCCGGGCATGTTTTTCGCGGGCGGCGTTAATGCGCCTAAGATCGTCAAAGTCATCGCCCTTTATCAGCAGGGCGTTGATCGATGCCATCAGATGCCCACACGCAGCCAATATGGCATTTGCATCCTTGCGATCCTTCTTCAGGTCGCCTGGATTCGTGGATTCCAGGATTGCGGCCGCCAAGGCAGATGCATCTTGGGCTGCCCGGCAGGCTATTCTCACATAACTTGCGTTCCGGGCAATCTCTTTTTCCTCTTTCGTTTGCATTGATACCCCTCCTTGTTATGCCATTGTGTAGACCAGGCATGCCGCCACAGCAGCCCCCAGCAGGATGGTCCA